AACCTGCACGCAATCCGAGCGCCTAAGACGCGTAGCGGTCGGTCTTTGGGGGTGGGGGGGTTATTCCCTGGGGTTGTTGGGAAAGGTTTTTGTGTTGGTGGTTATTTCGCCGTCGTGATGTTTGGTGTTTGTGCTGGTCAGGGCGTTGGTTGTGGTTCGCTTGGTCTTGTGTTTGTGTGGTTGTGTGGTTGTGTGTTAGTTGTGTGCGCGCGTGTGTGTGTTGGTGTTGGTGTGTACGTGTGTTCGATGGTGTAGGTCACGTTGTGTGTTGGTGGTTGTGGGTTGACTTGAGTGTGTTCGTGTGGCGTACAGTTCTGGGCATCAGCAACACGGCCCCGCTGGTGGGGCGAACCGAAAGGACAACGAAGATGAGCAAGGCAATGCGTGCGATGGTGGTGGCCCTGGTGCTTGGGGTTATGGGCCTGGTGGGTTGTGTGCCCGTCTATGCGGCCGAGGACGCCACCCCTGCTGGTGGCTGGGTGCTGGCCGCTACTGGCGCCCCCGTGGTTGTTCCTGACGCCCCCTGCGAGTCGGAGGATCAGGAGTACGGTCCGTGCTTGTGGGACGCTCGGTCTATGGGGAACGGTTCTGGCGAGTCGTTCATCGTGGAGGAGGACGGCAGCGTCTCGTATCTGCGGTGGCGTGACGGGCGTGAGATCGCGTTTCCGGGGTGGCTGTGGGTAGGCACTGTTGATCCCGCCACCACGGCCGGCCTGCCCGCCTGTGCGGACGTGCACGGTGAGGTGACCTGTGAGCGCGATGGGCGCTACGTTCTCGCCATTGATTCCCGGGCGTGCACTCAGACCATCACCACGGTTGCGGGTGAGCGCTACATCCCCGGGCCGGCCGTCGCTAAAGCACTCAGTGACCAGTGCGACCGGAAGACAACCAGCAGCCACCAGGACCAAGCAGGACTCCACGGTGCACGCAGTAGTGTCTCTATGGGGGTTGTGCACTCGGCTGCGCCGAGCGCGGTTGTGGATAAGCCTGTTGCTAAGGCGACTTTCCCTAGTCGTGACACGGTTGTGGGTCCTGTGGATTCGGGCGTCAAGGGTAACTATGACCTCGAGGTTGTGGTGGTGTTTGGTGCGCTGACTCTGTTGGGGCTTGCTGGTGGTGTGTGGTGGCAGCGGCGTCGTGATGGTCGGCGCGTGGGCTGTCGTGGGTGTCGGTGATTGGCGTGTAGGCCCCCGGCTCTGCTTCGGTGGAGTCGGGGGTTTTGCTTTGCTTGCCCGCAGGGGTTGCCGTGAGCCTCTCTGGCGCGCTTTTGGGGTGTGGGTGGTGCCCATATGTGGGTGGACCCCTGTAGGGCGCCCAGGTCGGCTCTCGTGGCCTATTGTGTGCGGGGGTGCGTGCGTGTGTGCACGCATGTGTGTGGGTGGCGCTCGGGTCCCTGTCGAACACGTGTTCGATGACGTAGGTCACGCAAATTGATACCCAATCTGACTTGACTCGCCTTGTCTGGGTGTGTGTATAGTTAAGCCATCAGCACGGAGCGAACCGCTCCACCAAGAAAGGATCACAGCAATGACCACCACCGACTACATCACCGACGTCACCGCCAACCTGACCGACTGGGGCATCGACTACCGCGAGACCACTGAGGGCATCAGCGTCGGAAACATTCACCTCGAGATCGCCGAGGATGGCTACCGCCCCGCCGGTACCATCCTGGACGGCACTGAGACGGTTGTCGCCATCACTAGCGACGCGGACAAGGCTGCCGCACTCCTCGCCTTCCCGCTGGCCCGCAAGGCGTGGGCCGCCGGATACATGGGGGACTTCGAGGTTGACGTGCTGGGCGGCGAAATGGACATGCGCCTCTCGTATGGCAGCGACGACGTCACCATCTCCGCCGACGTTGACTCCGACCGCGAGTTCACCGTCACGGAGCACCCCCTGTTCAGCGATGACGTGACCATGACCGACCTCGAGGCAGTCCTCGAGTCCACTCAGCTGGCCTACCAGAACTCGGCTGAGGCGTGGCAGGTGCTCTGCAACGCGAGCGACTTTGCGCACGACGACTGGCAGGCATTGGTTGAGAACTTCCAGCGGGGAGTGCGTTACGAATACGGCGACCGTCTCACCAAAGTTGAGTCCGCCTACACGGAGCGCGTGACACTCGTTGAGGAGTGCGGCCCCGAGTCGCCCATCCGCGTGATCGACGTTGAGGTTGTGAGTGACGCGACTTGCTGGTCACAGGGTGATGTCGCCGCCGCCGTCCTGCACGCCATCTCCTGATGGCAGTCAGGTAGCCCGAATGGTTGTAGCGGAGGTTCGATTCCCCCGCCGGGCACGACACCAACCAACCCACCACACTAAGGAGTCAACCGTCATGAGTAGCGTTAACGAACGCATTGCGCTCACCCTCGAGGAGGCGCTAGACACCCTTGAGTTCGCGCTTGATGCCGCCAGTGTCGACTATCAGACATGCGACACGCCCAACGTGAACCAGTACTCGCTCATCTTCGCTGAGGGTACGCGAATCGCATACATCACCGCTGAGGAGTCCTGGGACGGGGAGCCCGCAGTATTCGTCGATATCTACATCGTGGGCGCTGACGGTACGGAGCACTGGGCCTGCGGGGACATGTCCGTCGACGCGGCCGTCTCCTACATCGCCGAAGCCTGAACGTCAGCAAGCCGAAAGGAACGAAACCATGAGCACTGTAGACGAGCGCGTGCGCCTAGCATTCAAGGCGGCTACGGGCGAAGACAAGGCCCTTTCGGGTAGTTGGCATGCCGCCAACTCAACCCATTTCCTTGAGGTTCGGAACGCCTCGGGGTCGAGGTGCCGCGAAGCCATCGCGCAGGTTACGGCCACTGACTCGCTGAACGTCACGTACTTGGCGGAGGTCCGCAGGGACTGGACCAGTGTTGAAGTGATGGCTCACATGCTGAGCGACGCTGAGCGTCGAGTTGGAGCGCTCGTGACACTGGCGGACGTGCTCAGCGCTAACGGCTGGCGCGTCTCCCCCATCCTCGGGTTGTCTACTTGCGGCGGCCTTAGGGCCAGCAAGGACGGCAACGAAGTTCATGTGTACTCGAGCGGTGAGGTTCGCGGGCATGATGACGTAGCGGTCCGGTTCGCTAGGGACGCGTTCGAGGTTGCGCTCGAGCGGGCACAAGCCGCCTAGTCGGGATGGTCGGCCGTGCAGTGTTGCGGCCGTGCCACCTCACCTAGAGGAGATAGCGCAGCAGAAACGCGGGCAGCCGTTGAATAACGCTTGCGCATGTTGGTTGAGAACTACATAGAGGAAAGGCCATAGGTGGCAGGCATCGCACGCACGGCGCCGCCTCGCGTAGTCGATACAGTCTGCCCACCTATGAGTCACCTAGACCGCCCCACTGTTTGCTGACTACAGGGGTTTGCTGTGATCCGAATTGGTCTAGGTGGCCCATAGGTAGCCCGAACGGTTCGGGGCCTAGAAAGGAAACGCTATGGGGGCTCATGATTCCCCTACCCACTACACGTGGATAGGTGAAGCGCTGGCTACCAACGGGGCGCCGTTGTTCACTGCCAACCTGCAGTCCTGGGACCTACTGGACGCCATCTTCCCTGACAATCCGCATCTCTGGAACGCGGGGAAGTACCTCACTCGGTTCGGCCGCAAGGGAGATGCGAGCAAGCGCGTAGAGGACCTACGCAAGGCCATTGCCTACCTCGAGCGGGCCATCAAGGCAGAGGAGAATCGTGCCAGCTGACGCACCACTCGAGCACCGACTCATCACGCACGCCGACATGCGGCGCATGCCCGACGGAGCCACCGTCTACAACGACCTACACGAGCCATGGGTCAAGCACGGCCCATGGTGGCACCTCGAGGACGGCGACACTCGCCTACTCGGCACAGAGCTCAAGCGCCTATCGGCGTGGCTGTACGTGCTCGAGCCATTCAACCCCGCCAGATACGTCTGGCAGCACTAACCCCACACACGGAAGGAACACTCACCATGACCGCACACATTGACGCCACGGACGTAGCCCACCAGCTGGCCCGTATGTGGCCGCACGCCCGAATGCACGTAGCCCCCACGCCCATGGGTCACACTGTGGTGCTCGGTGCCACAGCGGCAGAGCTCACCCCCGATTGGTGGACGGTCCGCAAGCCCAGCCAGTCCGATCTGTTCTGGGGGTACGTCGAATGCGATGAGGTCGTCATCGCGGACACGCTAGCTGAGGCGAACGCCCATAACCATCATGACTCCGTGCGGGGTCGCGTTACCGCGTTCGATCAGCGCTTGAAGGTGCGGCGCGTCGGTGACGTGTACAGCATCACCACGGCAGAATCGGAGACCATCACCATTGCTCCGGTCGGGGGCAGGATCGCCGTGACCGCCGGCGGTGTGACCCATTATGTTGCGACGATGGGGAACGCGATCATGGCCGTTGGGTCTCTGGTGGCTTCCACGAAGTAGCTTCCAGAATAGGGGCCTCCCAACGGAACA